AGCAACCCACACCCAGCAGGGAGGTACGCATAATGAAAAACAAACACATTGAACACCCCGAAGACACAATCCTTACAGGGGATCTATCTGTATTAGATGCGTTTCAATCCGACAATCATTATTCCGTAAAGATTGACGGATCACCTGCTATTGTGTGGGGAACTGATCCAGAGAACGGAAAGTTTTTTGTCGGCACGAAGTCCGTATTTAATAAGAGAACCCCAAAGATCAATTATAGCATACAGGATATTGAACGCAATCACCCTGACTTTGAATTGAACTCAATCTTAATACGTTGTTTTAATTGCTTACCCCGTATCGGTTTTGAGGGTCGTGTATTTCAAGGGGACTTTATCGGGTACGGAGGTTATAGGGATTACAAACCGAATGCAATCTCTTATACATTTGCCGAAGTTCAGAATGTGGGAGTCGTCGTTGCACCTCATACAGAGTATAAGGGAGCAACACTTAAGGAGATGAACGCAACACCATTAACAGAGAAGTTAGATCCGACAATGTTTGTTCAACCCACTGCGTGGATCAGTGATTTAGGATCAGACATTGACATAGACTTAGCGATTGCCTTTGCTCATCAGATTGCAACAATGGTTGACTTTGCCACAGAGAAGGAGGCAAAGCAGTTGAAACAGGATCTCAACGCATACATTCGTGACGGTGATGAAGTCGTTGCGGAGGAGTTCGCAAACTATTCTCTTATCAGGTTGTGGTTACTTGTGAAGAAGATTAAAACAAACTTCTTACAGAGAATGAGAGATGACTTTGACGCGGAGTGCTTCATAGGTAATGAATACATCTCAGGAGAGGGGTATGTCATGGCAGGGGAGCATGGCACATATAAGTTAGTTGACAGAGAAGTCTTTTCGCATTATAATTTCAATATCATTCGTTAGTGCATACAGCAGTTAGGGGGGTTGCCGCCCCCCGTTTTAAAATTGCAAAGGGAACCTAACCTACAAAGTGTTACGGAAGCGAGATAAATGTGCCATTTCTGATACAAAAATTTTCCCAATAATATATAAACTGAAAAAGAAAAATGAAATCCATCTACATGAAAAAAAATCCCGCAGAAATTTTTACCACCATAGAGACTGATCCGAACACTGGGGAATACTACACCATAATACCAGAATGGATAATGAATGACATGAACTGGTATGAGGGAACTGAACTTCGATTTAATATTGATACAGAAGAAGTAATCGTCACAGAAAAAGATGACTAGAGAAAAGAGCTACCACATCTACCTTGAAGACAAGGTTTTATTTAAAAATCTAGAAAGAGAATTATTTGAAATTATATGGGACAGATTATATGTTTCCTATCATAGAGATGATCTAACCTATACAGAAGTTGATGGAGAACATGCAGATAATATCACTGAACATTCCTATTAGTAAATATAAAGCAATCATTAAACTTGTAAATACTTAGGTTATATGATAAAATAAAAGAGAGAAGTTGATATAAAAGTACTTTACAGGAGGATTTATGAGTGGCGACATAGGCATTCACGAAGAAACAATTGTCTTCTATGATAAGACAATGACAGAAACAAAGATGGTTTTACTTAATTTAAAAGGTATTCAATTAAATTATAAGAAAGGTAAACCGAACAAAACAAAAAAATAACTTCTTATTGACAATGCATAGATAATAGTGTATTATATAATTATAATTGAACTTTAGTATGGCGAAAGGATTTACTGTTAAATCAGCAGCTGCGAAAGCAAAAAAACAGGCAGACACACCAGAATGGGATTACGATAGAGCAAAGAGAATGATAGCAGGTAAGACAGTTGTATTCTGTCTTCCAGGTCGAGGAGTATCATATACATTTTTAAAGAACTTTGTCACACTATGCTTTGACTTAGTTCAAGCAAAGGCAAGTATACAAATATCACAAGATTATTCATCAATGGTAAATTTTGCCCGATGTAAGTGTTTAGGTGCAAACGTTCTTCGAGGACCTAACCAACTACCTTGGGATGGTAAACTCAATTATGATTATCAATTATGGATTGATAGTGATATTGTATTCAATGTTGAGAAGTTCTATCAGGTTCTTCTGATGGATAAGGATATTGCAGCAGGTTGGTATTGTACAGAGGATGGAAAGACAACATCAGTTGCACACTGGTTAGAAGAAGATGATTTCCGCACAAACGGTGGTGTGATGAATCATGAAACGATTGAAAGTATAAGTAAAAGAAAGAAACCATTTACAGTTGACTATACTGGTTTCGGTTGGTTATTAATTAAGAAAGGTGTCTTTGAACATAAAGAAATGCCTTATCCTTGGTTTGCTCCAAAGATGCAGGTATTTGAATCAGGAGAAGTTCAAGATATGTGTGGTGAAGATGTATCATTCTGCTTAGATGCAAAAGAAGCAGGATTTGAAATCTGGTGTGACCCACAGGTGAGAGTCGGACACGAGAAGACGAGGGTAATCTAATGATGGCAGTAATTACAATACTGGTGATTATATTCATTCTGATTTTGATGTTACAGTATTACAATCCAAATTCTTAATTATGGGAGCACATACAGGATTTACAATTATACTATGGGTAGCAATCGGACTCTTTGTATTCAATCAATGGGAAAACCGCAAAAAGAAAAGAAAGTAGGAGACCGTTACAACGTTCTCCGAAAAGGCAAAGTCATCTTCTGGAATGTCTCTGAGTCAGAACTCTTTGACATTATGGAAGACCTTGCAGTTGAGTGCTATTATAATAAGACACTCACATCAAAAGATATTACTTATGAACCTTATATTGAGGAACCTTTAAACAATGGCTAGAAAAACAGGAATGATGGGCAGTGCTTATATTACTGAGACAAGACCCAAAAAAACTCGTCAAGGGCGGGGAAAACACTCGAAATACGCAGCAACCTCCCGTAACTCGGCTCGTAAAAGATACAGAGGGCAGGGTCGTTAATGTATTGTCGCATCCGACTTCAAGAAACAAACTATCAGGAATACCATAACTATCGGATTCTTGGTAGTTCTTCTTTTGAAAGATGCTTGGAGATATACAAAGACTATATTCTCTATAAGAAGTTTGAAGATACCGTGCCGATATTCCGTGAAGAATTTGAAATACCTCATACGGATGTCATTGGATATTATGATGGAAATGAATTAGCGGCATTTACGCTTGCTTATAAATTTAAGAGTGTGAACAGTGTCTGGGCAGACCAGTTTGCTTGGAATTATAAAAATAAAAAGTTAGGTTTAGGTCACGTTGCAAACAAGAATGAGATTGCATTATATAAAAGATTAGGTTATGATTACTATTATCTGGGAGAGTCCTCAGATTACAAAGCAAAATTAGACGGATACGAAATTTCGGACTTTTTTAAAACATGGCAAACTACATAGCAAATCTACCCACAAAGAAAGTTTGGGTACGAAAAGAATATTTGACAGACTTTCAATCAGGACATGGTGAATTTGTCGAAGGCTTGTGGGTCACTGCAAAATCAATACAGGGTCGTGCATTTTATTTTGAGACTTATCTTCCTGAGTATGGTGCAATGTATGATAAGTTACCAATCAGCGCTTTTCTCTCCTCTCCAAAAACGCCAGATCCCGATATGGATTTGGTCAATCTACAGTTTTGGAATTGTATGGACTATGATTTTACGGTGATTGTGAAACAATTTGTTGCACCAATGGAATGGGAACTGCGTACAAGACACTTTGGCAATCAAAAAGGACAATACATATGTACTCTTGATAACTATCATGGTGATTTTGATCAAATTGATGCTTCTACAAGTGAAATGCCAGACGAACATAAGTCATTTAATCTTGTTCAGTTACGAAATGGACAGTTCGCACTGTATCCAAACAACAGATGTCGCATTTATGACACATCTATGACACCCGAAAATGTAAAGACGCCTGACTTTAAGGTATCTACAAGAATCTTTGAAGTTGAGAATGACGTGAACTGGGGTCGATTAGGCGATTGTGATGATTATTTCTGGACAACACCTGATGAAAGAGAGAGTGAGCTCAGTGTAGGCATTGGAACCACTGATATGAATCTTGATTTTTATAAAGGAGACTTTACAATTGATCTAGATGGACAAGAAAACTAGATATATTTTACATTGGATTGGTCAATTATCAAAAATTCGACCAGAATTAGGTAATTTTGCGATATGCCCTTATGCATCAAACGCTAATTTTAAGATTTTAGATGAAAAATTATGTAAAATTACACCAAAACCAGATTTTGATGTTGTAATTTACGTTGTTGAAGATAATATTGACGCAGAATTTCTATATAATGCTGTTGATGACTATAATCGTAACTATCCTGACTATAAATTTATTGCAGATCACGGAAAAACCAAGACATATATACAAAATATACAAACAAGTAACGGAAAATACAATTTAGTGTTGTGTCAACCAAGAAAAGAACTGACAGAGGCAAGAAAAAAACTTGCAAAAACAGATTATTATGATTATTGGGATGAATCTTATCTCAAAGAGGTGTTAGAGGATGATTTTTCAGAGGTAATTGAATAAAATGTCAGAACATTTGATATTAGACATCTATGATGGTTACTTTGACGACTTAAATAGTCCAAATTTTCTTCGTGATATCTTTACTCGTGCAATTTTGAAGGCGGAGATGACAATATTGAACGAATATACACATAAATTTAGTCCAATTGGTGTTACATGTCTTTTTGCACTCTCTGAGAGTCATGTTTCTTGTCATACTTGGCCTGAATCTGGTCTTTTAAATGCAGATTTCTTTACTTGTGGTGAAAAAGACCCAAGAATTTGTGCTAAATATATTATTAACGCTTTAGAATCAGAAAAATACAGAATTAGAGTCGTAAAAAGGTAAAAAAAGCGGTATAAATAAAAACAGCAAACTAATTGTGTAAATAGTGGCTTCTAGAGCATTCAAAGATATCAACTTATCCTTCAAACGTCATCCTGTGACGAATGATGTAGTTGTAATTCGTGATGAAGACGCTATTAAAAGGTCTGTAAGAAACATAATTTTCACAATACTTGGTGAAAAACCCTTTGACCCGACTTTTGGGTCAGTTATGAATGACTCATTGTTTGAATTAAGTACAAGTTTGAATGAAATTCGTATTTCTGATGAAATTACCTCATCTTTAAATCGTTTTGAACCAAGAATTAGTAACATAGTTGTAACTACAACTGTTCAACCTGATTCAAATGAATTAAATTGTACAGTTCAATATGATATTACTGGAATTCCAGCTCCAACACA